AAAATTCATGGTTATAGTTTGGGGTTTCGTTTTACATTTGAAGCTGCACAACTTGATGAACGAAATTGGGTTTATGATTTTGGCGATTGTAAATGGATTAAAAAATATTTAGAAATTGAATTTGATCATAGATTAGCTGTGGCAAAAGATGATCCTAAACTTGAAAGGATTCTGCATTCAGTTTATAATGAGATAGCAGATATTAATGTTATGGATGATGTTGGTTGTGAGAAGTTTGCAGAGAAAGTATATAATTATGTACAACCAAAAGTATATACTGATACAAAGGGTCGAGTAAGTTTATTTAGTGTAGAAGTATTTGAACATGGTGCTAATAGTGCTGTCTATCAAAATCCGTATGGGAGTTCTGTAATATGATTTCTGATGAGTTAGAGCAGAGAATGAGAACAATTAAACATAAGCATTTTGCAAATGATACGATTTATTCATATCTTGATGATGGGGATTTACAAAAGATTGAAGATGAGGTAGCAGTAGCATTTCAAGGTGTCTTAAAAGCATTGGCTATTAATACAAGAGAGGATCATAATACTAAAGATACGGCACGTAGAGTTGCTAAGATGTATGTACATGAGATTTTTAAAGGTCGTTATTATCCTCCACCCGAAGTAACAGCATTTCCAAATGCAAAACAATATGATCAGTTATATATGACGGGTCCTATTAGTGTTGATTCAACTTGTGCACATCATTTCCAACCAATTTCTGGTCAGTGTTATATTGGTATCTTTCCGGGTAAGAAGGTTATTGGTCTATCTAAATTTAATCGTTTGGTTGATTGGATTGTATCAAGACCTCAAATACAAGAGGAGATGACTGAACAAATCGCAGATACAATTGAAAAGGAAACTGAGGCAAAAGGAGTAGCCGTTATTGTAAAGGCAGAGCATTTTTGTATGACTGCAAGAGGTGTAAAGGAACATGAGAGTGATATGATGACTTCAGTACTTCGAGGAGATTTTTTAAAGATAGATCATTTAAAATCCGAATTCTTTTCACTGTTGGGTAATATGAAAGGCATGAAGTAGTGGAAGTAATAGATAACTTTCTGCCAGAGGATGTGTTTGTTCCTATACAAGAAACTATGTTAGGACCTGACTTTCCGTGGTATTATAATGATTTTATTGCATATGATCCTAGTGAAAAAAGAATGTTTATACCACCGGAGAAAGATTCTTGGAATGATTTTCAGTTTATTCATAATTTTTATAAATTGAATAAAGAATATGGTTATCAAGAAATTTGTGGTTACTTAGAACTTATACAACCAATTTTAAAGAAGTTAAAAATGTTTTGTTTGTTACGCTGCAAAGCAAATTTAACAACTTGTACACCAGATGGACATATAATTAGTGGGTATCATTGTGACTATGAATATAATTGCACTACTGCCGTTTATTATCTTACTACTAATAATGGTTATACGATTTTTAAGGATACAGAAGAAAAAGTAGAAAGTGTGGCTAATAGATTAGTAAAATTTAATAGTATGCGGAATCATTCGGGGGTAAGTTGTACGGATGAAAAAATACGGGCTGTAATTAATTTTAATTACATAGAGAATATACGATGAATGATATGACATATATTATGTCTGGTGCCTCAATGGCATTAAAACCGGGCATGGGGGATAAACAAGATGGTGATATTTATTCTGGTATGGTTACTGATACTATTAAAGAATTTGATTCTGGTGTGAATTATGAAATAATGTTTAATGCATATAATGAAGTAAATGCTATGGTAAATTATTTCTCTAAATATAATTACTTCGGAACCAAGTGGCATGCTGATTCTGGCGGGCTGCAGATGATTACTTTAGGTAAAGAGATTACAGAGGAATTAAAAGAAAAAGTATATAGGGTACAAGCACAATATTCATCATATGCAATGTGCTTTGATGAACTACCTATTCATGTACTTGAATTAAAAGGGAAGCAATCACGAATTGATTTATCCGGTAGACGTTATATAGAAGAATGGGCAAAACAAAGAGCACTTAATACGGGTAATAATGTTAAAAGACAGATTGAAGTATTTCGTGAAATGAAATCGGATTCAAAGGTATTTTTAATTTGTCAAGGTAATAATGTAACTGACTTTGTAGAATATTATAATAATGCAATGTCTGTTATCCCTAAAGAATATTATTCATCAATGGCAGGAATTGCATTATCTGCTGCTTGTACCGGTCTTGGTAGATTAGAGGCTATACAGATGTTAGGTTCTTATGGGTTTATGGATATACCAAAAGAAATAGGTAATAAATTACATGTATTAGGATTTGGATCTATAAAACGATTGTGGCCATTATTGCTATTAAAAGAATCCGGTTATATCAATAAGGATATTACCTTTGATTCATCTTCCCATGCTATTAAACCAATATTAGGAGAGTTTGAGGGTGATGATGGAAGAACATATAAATTTGGTACAGAGCCGCATGGTGAAGAAACTTTGTTGCAACAAGGTAATACCCACGAAAAAGATATTATAGAAGGAAATGAATTCTTATATGAAAAGTATGGTCATATCTTGAAACAATATTATGATATGGATTTTGAAGAATTCTTTGAGATTGTGGGATGTTTCGATGTTTCTACTTCAGCGCGATATAATTTAGATTGTAAAAGACAAGTTACTACCAATTTATATCACAGATGGTTAATGGCATTCCAATCATGTTATAAATTTGGTAAAGATATAATTCAGACACGTAAGGATATGAGGGAAGGAATTTTTGATTCTGGTATACCAGCAATGAATGATTTAATTAATGTTAAAACAAAAGAAGATTTCATAAAATGGTTTAAGGTTCATTCTAAACATATGGTTTCAAATCCTATTATAAGATGTAAAACTTTGGAGGATGTAGAAAAGAAAACAATTGTAGCATTGCCTATCTAATGGAGATTTATTATGGTAAAATTTGAACATGATTCAATAGTGGTTGATGATAAATGGATTGTATTACCAGAATCAGATAAAGTTATTTCAATTCTTTCTGGTGGAATGGATTCTACTATTATGACCATTCTATTGGTAAAATATTATGGTGCACGAAGTGTTTATCCTATATCTTTTGATTATAATCAAAAACAGGTAGTAGAGTTAGATCGTGCGGCAGCTTTATGTGACAGACTTGAGTTACCGCATAAAATCTTTGACTTATCTATATTAGGTCAAATTGCTAAACCAATGTGTGCTAATATTTCTGATAGTGATATTGAGATGCCTACCATTAAAGATGTATTAGGTGATCCACAACCAGTTACATACGTTCCTTTTCGTAATATGATGTTATTAACCTTAGCTTTGTCATATGCTGAAACTATGGATATTAGTGAGGTGTTTACCGGATTACAAGTACATGATGAATATGGTTATTGGGATACTACTCTTGCATTTGTTGATTCAATGAATGCCGTTGCTAAACAAAATAGAACACATTATGTTACTGTTGAAGCACCATTTTTACATCTTTCGAAAATTGAAGAATTGAAAATATGTAAAGAAATGGATGCTGTAAATTTGTTAGAGCATACTTTGACATGTTATAACCCTAGAGTTGGACAAAGTTGTGGAGAATGTCCGTCGTGTTCGGAGAGGATTAACGCCTTTATGAAATTAGATATGGTTGATCCAATTGAATATCAAATAGATATTCCATGGAAAATTTAAATGTTTTATATTTTTCCCCAAGCTATACGTAAAGAGGATTGTGAACATATTATTAGCGAGTGTTTGGTTAATCTTGAAGATCAATTTCAAGAAGCAGTAATAGATAAAGAAGCAATAATTGATCCATCATTTCGTAAAACAGATGTTGCTTTTTTAAATAACAGCAGCCCGATCCAAACTAATAAGATTTCCCTTTTCGACAACCATCCGGAGCATAAAAATTGGTATTTTGAGGGGGATAATAAGATTAATAAATTGGTTTATTCTTATGTAATGGAAGCTAATAAACTTTTTTTTAATTATAATATTGATTATTTTGAACCACTACAATTTGCAAGATATCAGAAGGATTACTTTTATGATTGGCATCAAGATTTTCTATTAGACCCAAATAACCATGAATCACGTAAATTATCTTTATCGCTTTCTTTATCAGATCGCGATACATATGAGGGTGGTTATTTAGAATTTTTTAATGGACGCAACATTGATAATAAGTATGGAGGTTATACGGAAATAGTTGTTAATGGGACTAAATTAACTAAAGCTGAGACTAGAGAACAAGCATCGTTACAAGGTTCTATTGTTGTATTTGATAGTAGAGATTGGCATAGAGTTACACCAATAATAAAAGGAACAAGATATTCATTGACGTGTTGGACAGTTGGTCCTAATTTAAGATAGGAGATTATATAATGTGTTCCATAATAGGTTCATATAGTAAGGACAAGATAGAAGAGTTAGCAAAACTTAATAAGTATCGTGGTGAACATTCACATTCATTATTTGTAATATGTCCGGAGACTTACGACATCCTTTTTCAACATAAAGGACTCGGTTCATTAAATCTTCATGAACGTGAAATTCCATCAGGATATATAATTGCCCATCAACAAGCACCCACAAGTGAGAATAGGGATGGTACTATTCATCCAGCTGTATGGCGTAATGATTATTTGTGGCATAATGGTATAATCAAAAAGGATTGTGTTAATAAATTACAAGAGATTCATAAGACAGAAGAAACATGGGATACTAAATTAATATTATGGAATCTTACTAAACTTCATTTCCCTCTTGCCAATGTTGATGGATCATTTTCATGCTTATGGAAATCTAGGAATAATATATTTTTATTTCGTAATGAGATAAGTCCAATGTTTATGGATGATGATTTTAATATTTCTTCAACAAAATTTAAGAATGGAACAGCCATCCCTGCTAATATTATGTGGGATTTTAATATTAAAGATAAACAATTTGTTGCAGGTAAGAATTTTATAACAGTAAATAATCCATATTGGGGTGTGATGTGAAAGTTTTCCATTTAGCATTATTACATATTATTATTATTACAGTATCTAATGCGTTAGTACATATCCCATTAGACCTTTGGGGAATGAAATTAACATGGGCTGCATTTACATATCCGTTTATAGTTGTTATTACAGATTTAACAGTGCGGACATTAGGTAAGGATATAGCATCAAAAACAATATATAGAGCGTTTCCATATGCAATAATTGTTTCAATTTTCGTAGTGTATTTAGAGGGTATGAGTTTCTATTTTGCTCTTAGGATTGGTTTAGCAAGTGCTTGTGCATATGGAATAGGGACATTAATAGATGTGCATGTATTTCAAAAGATACGTGAGAGATGTGATGCTTGGTGGGTTGCACCAATGCTTTCGACTATTATTGCTAATGTTATAGATACATACACATTTTTTATTGTTGCATTTCGTGGTTCGGAAAATATTTTTATGGCAACGCATTGGGTTGAAATGGCAACATCATTAGTTATTTACAAAATAGGTATAGGAATTATATTGTTTTTGCCGGTATATGGTTATATGTTGAAGAGATTTAGACTTATAAATATATAAGTGTAGGGTAGAAAAAAGGAGAAACTCATATGGATATTAATAATATAAACAATAACGATCCAGACATAGACAAAGATGGTTGTCTGCATATAAAATTAAGCCCTGATGATAGTGCTTTACTTGTTCATGTAGATGGTTCAGTAGAGATTATTAGTCGTGATATGTTGAATAATGAAACTGGATATCTTGGAGATGTTGAAGATTTAAATAAAACATTCTCTTTGGTGTTGGCATTAGCTGCATCTTTAGAAAATGAACAATTATATAATATGATTTTTGATAATTTAAATCATGTTTTAATGAAGCAGTGGGATGGTTTAGACGATGATAAAAAAGCAATTATTGCACAAATACGAAAAGAGAATGAAGCTAAACTTACGGATGCGGAACGTAAGGAAAAAAATAAGAGGGTTGATGGATTTCGTCAGCGTATGAGTAAAAGTGAAAGACAATTTTTAGATAATGAAAAGCGGAGGATAATGGAAGATATGAAAGCAGAAATGGATTTTATGAGAGAACAAGCCGGTGAACCTCCTTTTCCTGATCCAAGCATGCATCCACAGGGTATGAGGATGAGACCTAAAAGAAAAATGAACCCGCTTGCTGCTTTACATAATGTAAATTGGAACCCCAATGATAAATCATTGACAGCACACTTTAAAGATTATCGCGCTGATGCACCACCTGATGAGGAGAATAATGAGTAACCCATTTGAGTATGCGAATGACTTGATGACAAAAGAAAGTTATGATGTAGATGTTGAAGAACGAAAAGATTATAAGAAATTTCTTATCAATCGTTCAATGTCTTATCAAACAGATTTAATTTATTTAGTTAATGCAATAAATGTATTTCCTGATCTACCACACAAGTTACATTATGATTTTCTTCATAGCATTATACCGAAAAAGAAGCGCCCAAAAAAGTTTTGGGTGAAGGGAAAGAAGCTCGAACATTTAGCATTGGTAAAAGAATTTTTTAAGTATAGTGATTCTAAGGCTAATACTGCATTATCGGTACTTACGGATGGTGATATAGAATATATAAGGAATAAGTTAAATAAAGGTGGTTAGTCCTGATATTATAAATATTATATAATGGTTGTTATAATAATCGCTGATTTGAATTGAAAGGAACGGGACAATGACAGATAGTATTAAATGGTCTATGGAAGATATGATTGAAGTGAGGTTAAAAGAAGATGATGATTTCCTCAAAGTTAAAGAAACTCTCACACGAATTGGAATAGCTTCTCGAAGAGAAAAAAAGTTATATCAATCCTGTCATATACTTCACAAACAAGGTAAATATTATATTGTTCACTTTAAAGAGTTGTTTGCTTTAGATGGTAAGCCAACAAACCTTTCAGAGAATGATATTGAACGAAGAAATACAGTTGTAAATCTGTTACATGAATGGGATTTAGTAGATATTGTTGTTCCAGAAAAAGCACAACCAACGGTTTCTATTAGACAAATGAAAATTTTACCATTCAGTGAAAAACCAGAATGGGACTTACAAGCAAAGTATAGTATAGGTAATGTTGGTATTAAAACTACTAAAGAAGCTAAGGGGGCTACAGAAATAGATGAAAAAATATTTGAATAAAGTTTTTCAAGGTTTCCCAGTGGGATTGCAGATAGTATTATTGAGTATATTTTTATTTGTAGGATGCGAGGGTTTGGGCTTATATGTTATTAGTACAGCAGGAACTGCCTCAGGTACGTATATTACAAAAAAATATTTAGTTGATAAAGATACAAAAGAAGTAGGACAAATCTTCCAATTAAAAGATGGTAGATGGATTACCAATAAAGGCATCATTTTAAAAGATGATGACCCAAGGATATTACATTTGAAATAATTTATGTGAAAGGAGTATGAGCCCGTGAATGTACAAATAGTGAAATTAATAAGTGGTGAAGAATTAATTGGTGAATTTAATGATTCCACTAATGTAATTACCAGTCCTGTAGTAATGATTCCTGTGGATAATCAAAAGATAGCCTTTAGTCCGTGGATGCCCTATGCTGAAAATAAAGAATTTATATTAAAAGAAAATATTATAATGACAATAGCACAGCCAAGTAAACTTATTGCAAATGAATGGAATAAAGCATTTGGTTCTGGTCTTGTAAGTCTATAGTCTTCCTTGTTTTTTTGATTCTTTTTTGGTATAATTATTATGTGGATATATAAATGTGATGCTGGTGCATATACTGAGGATAATGTATTAAGATTGTTTATTATAATTATTAAGCATCGGTTTTCTCATTTTTTAAAAGGTGAAGGATTTGTTGATTAATTATGAAATTTTATACGTATGTTGCTAAAATAGGGAATCGAATATACTCACGTGAAGTAGATAATAAAGGTGAAACCTATTCAGGTTATACCAGTTTCAAACCAACGTTATATCTTCCCGCCCCACCAGATAAATCAGATTATAAGAGTCTAGATAATGAGTACCTTGGCTCACATACTTTTGATTCAATTAAGGATTGTCAATCATTTCTTTCCTCATATGATGGTACGGTCAATTATTCTATTCATGGTAATCGTAATTATGTTTCACAATATATTACGGAAACATATCCTGATTTACAATGGGATTCTACTAAAATAGAAATATTTAATCTTGATATAGAAACATCAATAGAGAATGGATTTCCTGATATTCGTATAGCTAATTCTGCCATTACAGCAATTACAGTTTATAGTAGTACTGCAGATAGATATTTTGTATTTGGAATGGGAAAGTATAATCCTGATCAACCAGATAAAGCTATAAGTTATTTTGAAAGTGATACTGAACGTGAAATGTTGAAATTGTTTATAGATTGGTGGGCAATTAATATTCCAGATATTGTTACAGGATGGAATATTAAGTTTTTTGATATTCCTTATATAATAAATCGATTAAAGAGATTTGGTTTAAAAGCAGAATTATTATCACCAATAAAAAATCTATATGAAAAAAATATAAAAATAGCTGGTAAAGATAATCAAACATATTTAATTACTGGTGTTTCGGTTTTAGATTATCTTGATTTATATAAGAAATATACTTATAAAATTAGAGAATCATATCGATTAGATTATATTGGTAAAGTTGAATTAGGATTAAGGAAAGATCAAGATGAAATACCGGGCTATGAGTTATATAAAACTGACTATCAAAAGTTTATTAATTACAATATAAGAGATGTTGAAATTGTAAAAAAACTTGATGATAAGATGAAGTTGATGGATTTAATAATTACTATGGCTTATGATTCGGGTATTAATTTTGAAGATGTATTTTCACCGGTAAAGACTTGGGAGTCTATTATCTATAGATTTCTTAAAGAAAAGAAGATATCTATACCAGCAAAAAAAGAACAAAATTCAACAAGAACTATTGAAGGTGGATATGTTAAAGACCCTCAAGTTGGTCTTCATAATTGGGTAGTTAGTTTTGATTTAGCCAGTTTATATCCTCATCTTATCCAGCAATATAATATAAGTCCTGAAACTTTGCATACTGGAATTGTTTGCGCAGATTCAGAAAATATTGGTGTTGAGGGATTGTTGGAGCAGAAATTAGATACTGATTATTTAAAACAAACAGAGTTAACGCTGACTCCGAATGGTCAACATTTTACTTTAAAGAAGAAGGGATTTCTTCCGCAGTTGATGAATAAGATGTATAATGATAGAGTAATTTATAAGAAAAAGATGTTGGAGGAACAACAAAAACTAGAAAGTGGCATTTATAAAAATAAGCAAGAAGTAATTAATAATATATCTACATTCAATAATATTCAAATGTCAAAGAAGATATTATTGAATAGTGCCTATGGTGCATTAGCCAATCAATATTTTCTTTATTATTCTCCGGAACAAGCTGAAGCTATTACAATGTCGGGTCAGTTGTCTATACGCTGGATTGAAAAGCATATAAATAAATATATCAATAAATTATTAAGTACGGAGGACAACGACTATGTCATCGCGATTGATACCGATAGCATTTACGTCACGTTTGATAAATTGGTTAATACTGTGTTACCGAAGGGAACTGAAATTGCAAAAATTGTCTCCTTCTTGGACACGGTGTGTAAAGATAAAATTGAATCATACATTGAAGAATCTTATAAGCTTCTTGATACATATCTAAATGCTTATGAACAAAAAATGTTCATGGAGCGGGAAGTAATTGCAGATAAGGGTATCTGGACAGCAAAGAAACGATACATTCTTAATGTTTATAATAATGAGGGTGTATCGTATAAAGAACCTAAGTTAAAGATAATGGGCTTAGAAAGTGTAAGAAGTTCTACGCCGGAATGGTGTCGCGATAATTTACATGAATTAATTAAAATTATTATTACCACTAATGAAAAAACAGTAATAAAAAGTATTGATGAATATCGCGATCAATTTAAGAAATTAAAATTTATAGATATAGCATTTCCAAGATCAGTTCGTGGTCTGGATAAATACAAATCTTCAAAAGACATATACATAAAGGCTACACCAATTCATGTAAGAGGTGTTTTACTTTATAATCATTTCTTACGAGAACAAAAACTCACAAATAAATATGAATTGATTCGTGATGGGGATAAAATTAAATTTGCCTATCTTAAAGAACCTAATAAAATTGGTGAAAATGTTATTGCTATTTCGTCTATATTACCAAAAGAATTTAATTTAGACAAATATATAGATTATGATACACAATTTGATAAATCATTTCTTCAACCTGTTAAGAATATTTTAAATGCTATTGGGTGGAAAAGTGAAAATGTTGGAAGTTTAGAATCGTTTTTTTGAGGAGGTATAGTATGGCAGTGAAAGATTTTTTGAAACAAATTATTAAGGAGACTGAAAATGATATGGCAAGCATTGTATCCTCTGGCATTGTTGGGGATTGTTCTACTTTTGTTGATACTGGATCGTATAGTTTAAATGCATTAACATCTGGTTCAATGTATGGTGGTGTTCCATCAAATAAAATTACTTGTTTTGCGGGTTCTGAATCCGTTGGTAAAACATTTATTACTTTAAGTATTGCAAAGCATTTTCTTAAACAAGATAAAAAAAATGTTGTAATGTATTTTGAAAGTGAAGGTGCTTTGACAACAGATATAATTGCAGAAAGAGGTTTAGATACAGATAGAACTATAGTATTTCCAGTAAGTACGGTTGAGGAATTTAGAACGCAATGTGTTCGCATTATTGAGAATAGTAATAAACATGATGGTCAAATGATGATATTTTTAGATTCATTGGGAAATCTTTCTACCTTAAAAGAGATGGGAGATGTTGCGAGTGGTTCGGATAAAAGAGATATGACAAGAGCACCAATGATTCGTGGAACATTTCGAACACTTTCATTGATGTTAGCAAAGCATAATATTCCATTAATTATTACTAATCATACATATGATGCTGTAGGGAGTATGTTTCCAAAGAAAGAAATTTCTGGTGGAGGGGGAATTAAATATGCTGCTTCGACAATTGTTACATTAGGAAAGCGAAAACATAAAGACGGAACTGATGTTATTGGTAGTATTGTTAAAGCAAAATTAGTTAAAGGCAGAATGACTAAAGAAGAATCAATTATTGAAATAATGTTAGATTATGAAAAGGGTTTAGATAAGTATTATGGTTTAGTTGCAATTGCTGAGAAGTATGAGATTTTTAAGAAGGTTTCTACACGATATGAAACACCTTCAGGTAAGGCATTTGAAAAAACTATTGTCAATGATCCAGAAAAGTATTTCACAGAAGATGTAATGAAACAACTTGAGGAAGCGGTATTTAAGGAATTTAATTATGGAAGTAAAAAAGAAGACATTTAATGCATGGATAACATATCAAGCGATACAGGCACATTTTACTAGAGAGTATGATTATTTTAAGTACAATGGTAAATTGAATATGAATGAACATTCAATGGATAAGCATTTTGCGAAGCATGAAATCGGTGGTAATTTTTCAGCACAACGAACAATTTTTTCTAATCTTGGAAAGGCATTTGATAGTAAAGAAGATTTGATATTTTTTTATTTATCACAAGTTACTAATAATATACCATATCCATCGATGTTTGATCATGACTTATACGATGAATATAAAGAAAGAATGAATAATTTCCATTTTCATTTAAAACGTGATACAGAGGAAATTATGAAGTATATGGATGAATATGATAAAACATTTGATGAGATGTTTATCGCAAAGGGAATTAATCATCCACCTATAATGAAACTTGGTTTATCTAAAACAATATCATTAGAAACATTTACCACACTTGATATTATGTTAGATTTTCTTACAGCGATGGAGAAGAAATTAATTGATCCAGCTTCTAAAGATTTTATTAAATTAGTAAGAAACTATAAACCATTTTTATCGATTAGTGTTGACAAAGAAAAGAAAATAATAATGGATGTTTTGAATAAAGGATGATATGAGAACAGAAGGTTTGATATTAGAAAATTTAATATATAATGATAATTATTCGAGCATTATTAGTATTTTTTTAAAACCAGAATATTTTAAAGATAATAATGAGAAGATAATTTTTACTGAGATACAGAAGCATATTTCGAAATATAACAAACCACCGTCTATTGAATCTTTGTCTGTAGGACTTACAAATAAAGATGATTTAAATGAAATAACTTATAAAAATTGTATAGATTTATTACAGACATATAAAAAGAAAACAGAGGATGAGAGTTGGTTAATTGAAGAAACAGAGAAGTGGGCAAAAGACCAAGCAGTGTATAATGGTATTGTTAATAGTATTTCTATTTTAGAGGGTAAAGATACAAAAACTTCTAAAGATGCAATACCAGAAATTCTTACAGAAGCATTAGCCATTTCATTAGACCAAAGTGTGGGTCATGGTTATATGGAAAATGGTGAAGACCGTTGGGAATTTTATCATAGGAAAGAATCAAAAATTCCATTTGATATGGTAATGTTGGATAAGATTACTGGTGGGGGTATTACACCAAAAACTCTTACCGTATTACTTGGTGGAACTGGTGTTGGTAAAACATTAGTCAAGACTCATTTGGCTTGCCAATATATGAAACAAGGATTGGATGTTTTGTATATTACAATGGAAATGGCAGAGGAAAGAATAGCAGAAAGAATTGATGCTAATTTAATGGATATTGATCTTGATCAATTACATGTAATTCCAAAAGATAGTTTTCAAAAGAAGTTAAATAAATTAAAGATTGGAAGATTAATTATTAAAGAGTATCCAACGGCTGGTGCTCATGTGGGACATTTTCGTGCATTAATACGAGAATTGAAAATTAAGAAGTCTTTTACTCCTCAAATTATTATTTTAGATTATTTAAATATATGTTCATCAAGTAGGGTTAAGTGGGCTGCTAATATGAATACGTATATTTACATTAAGTCAATTGCCGAAGAAGTTCGTGGTTTAGCCGTTGAATGTAATGTTCCAATAATTACAAGTTCTCAGTTAAATAGGGAAGGCTATGGTAGTAGTGATCCTGATTTGACCAATACATCAGAGAGTTTTGGACTACCTGCTACTGCGGATTTGATGATGGTAATCCTTGCAAAAGATGGTGATACAAGTAGTAAGAATCAAATATTGTTTAAGCAACTGAAGAATCGTTATAGTGATTTATCAATGAATAGTAAATTCTTGGTGAATGTTAATAAGAAAAGAATGAAATTAGAGGATATTGAAGAGAATGCTCAACCAGCTATGGCAAATGATGGTAGTAATAAGTATTATGAAAAGACAGCAGAAGCTAATACAGAGGCCAATCCATTCACTTTTAAGGTAAAACCAGAGCGTAGAAAACTTGAGGATTGGAAGATATAAATACGTTAAGGTGTGTGTAAATATTATAAATATATAAGAATATGACAGATAAGATAAAGAAATTATTCGCTGATTCAGCAAAGAAGGCCAAGAGGAGGGGAGAAAAAGTGGGTGAAAATTCTCTACTTAATATCAAGCTAACCAACGCAACAGATCATTATACGATATGTCCGTTTAGATCGATTGATGCAGAAGAATGTCCATTGTGTATATTAGATAGTCTAGGAGAGGTATGAAAAGTTTTAAGTCATTAATGTCTGAGAAGA